TAAAATCAATAGAAGAATATAAAAAAAATAAACCAAAGCAAGATGCGGCGGATTTATTAAAAGAAAATCTATCCGAAACAAAACAACAATCAATTCAGCATTTTGTGGAGTTTGCAACCCAAAGATTAAAACTAAAAGAAACTCCAAAAATAAGTTTAGTAGGTGGTAGAGAATTTGCAGAAGTAAAGAGTAGTTTAGGTGGTTTTAATCCTGATACTAAAGAAATATATGTTGCAACCGAAGGTAGATTAACAGCAGATATATTAAGAACACTTGCACATGAGATGGTTCATAGAAAGCAAGATGAAATGGGATTGGTTAGAAATCCAGAAACTGATGGTAAAGATGGTTCCCCAATTGAAAATCAGGCACACGCTGTTGCAGGAATCTTAATGAGAGAATATGGTAGAATCAACAAACAAATTTACAACGAAGATATTAATGTAGATATTGATAAGGGTGATACTGTTTTGATGGGTAAATTTAAAAACAAAAAAGTACAAGTTAAAGATATAGGTGAGGACCCACACGGAATGCCAACAATAAACGGAAAGCAAGCAACCACATTTCGTAAGGTAGATGAAATGGGAAGTAATGATGTTCATTTGGCAAATATAATGAAGTTATACAGAAATGCAACTTTTCGTAAAAGAATAAATGCATATCTTTTTGGTAGAGCAAATATGCCAGCAAACGCAAATGCAGTAGCAAGAGAGTTAAGAAATATGGATTACAAAGAGATAACCCAAATGGAAAAGGAATTAAATATTCAACCTAATCTAAATGAAGGGCTTTTATTAGAAGGTGGTGCATATGGACACATGTCGCATCCTTTTGATGATATGGATTTAACATTTGGCGACCTTAAAAATATAATCACAGGTGCATTAAATGGTGATTTGGGTGTAGTAAGAGAAAAAACAGATGGACAAGCACTTGCAATTAGTTGGAAAAATGGCAGATTAATAGCTGCAAGAAATAAAGGACACCTTGCAAATGCGGGAGCAAATGCTATGGGTATAGAAGGTGTGGCATCTAAATTTGGTGGTAGAGGTGGATTGACAGATGCATATAACTACGCAATGAAAGACCTTTCAGCGGCAATCAGTTCACTTTCCGAAGCACAAAGAAAAAAAATATTTAATGAAGGTAAATGTTTTATGAATTTAGAAGTGATTTGGCCACAAAGTGTAAATGTTATTCCTTATGGACAAGCTCTTTTAGTATTTCATAATACAACTTGTTATGATGAAAAGGGAATTGCAATTGGAGCAGACCAGGGAGCATCATCTACATTGGCAGGAATGATTAAGCAAGTAAACGCAGATGTTCAATCAAAATATACAATTCAAGGACCTCCAATTACATCCATTCCAAAAGATGAAAATTTATCATCAAAGCAAGGTAAATATTTATCTAAACTTCAAAAATTACAATCTCAATTTAATTTGGATGATAGTGATACCGTTGCGGTTTATCATCAAAGCTGGTGGGAAAATTTTATAGATTCAAAAGCTCCTGTAAAAGTTGATAAATTAACAAAAGAAGCATTGATAAGAAGATGGGCATTTGGTGATAAAAGTTTTCGTTTAAATACAATATCAAACCCAGAATTACAAAAGTGGTCAATGGATAATGATAAAGTAAATATTCCAAAACAACAGAAAGATAATATGAAAGCTTTTGAAGAAATATTTTTAGGTGTAGGTGCGGATGTTTTGGATTTTGTAAGTTCAGTATTGACTGTTCATCCTGAAAAAGCAATTAGAGCTATTAAAAATAAATTTAAATCAGTAGCATCGGATGTTAGAGGAAGTGGTGATACCACAAAGATACAAAAATTAAAACAGGAATTAAAAAGATTAAATCAATTGGGTGGTATAGATAGAATTGTTGCATCCGAAGGTATAGTATTTTTCTATAATGGAAAAACCTATAAACTTACAGGAACATTCGCACCACTTAACCAAATATTAGGATTATTTTATTAAAATTAAACAGTTATGCAGAAAAGAACAAGTTGGGACCAAAAAAATAAACACATTCACAAATCTCGTAAACAAATTATAGATACGGTATTTGGTAGAGAAGATAATACTCAAAGAGTTTTTGGTTATGAGAAAGTAGAAGATACTACTAAAAGAGAAGTAGGTGAAAGATGGACAGACGCCGATGGACAAGAGTGGGAACAAAAGGAAGGATTTAAGAGTAAGGTTAGTCAAATGGATGATGTTAGAGAATATCTAAAAAAATTAACAACTTGTAAAAATCCAAATTGTAAAACGGCAACATATACAAAAGCAGATAAAAAATTAATTGTTAGAGCAGGATATTGTATAGAATGTAATGTTGAATTTGAGGCACAATTGAGAAAAGATGGTGTTTTTAATTTTTACGAAGATTATAAAATAACTTGTAATAAAATTGGTTGGTTAAGAGATTATAAACAAAAAATGGAAGATAGTTTGAAATATATCACAACAGATTATCAAATGGTTTATGAGAATGGACATGTTGAAAATTGGAAATGGGATATAGATATAGATAAAGTAAAAGCAGATTTAAAAAAAGATATTGATGGTTCTTATGATGCATTAGAACTGTTATTACAAAGAAAAGGGTTATTAGAAGATAAGTTACGTGAATTAAATTATATAGAATTAATAAAAAACTAATTATGAAAAAATTATTGAATTTTAAAAACATTGCTATAGCAGCATTGATTATTTACATTTTATTACAATGGTTTAATCCAGGTGGTGTAATGCCAGGTGGAAGAACTATTAGAATAGATGGTAAAAAGTATGAAGTTATTAAACATGAAATTGATACCATTGAGGTAGAAAAAACAAAAATCGTTACAAAACAAGGTAAAGATATCATACATGAGGTGATTGATGTAGATACTTTAGTTCTTAAAGAATTGGTAAATGTAGATAGTGCAGCAATTCTAAAAGATTATCTTTCAAAAGTAATTTATAAAGATACATTATTCCTTCCTGATTCATTAGGAACGGTTGCATTGATAGATACTATTACTAAAAATAGAATTTTAGGTAGAACATTTGATGCTAAAGTTAAACAAAGAGAAATTAAAGAATTGATGATTGTTAAAGAACCAGCAAGAACGCAATTATATTATGGTTTGAATGGTGGATTTAACAAAGCAGATGTTGTATCTCATGTAGGTGCAGGAGTGATGTTAAAAACCAAAAAAGATAAATTATATCAGTTTGGTGTAGGTGTTGCGAATCGAACAATTGATGGAACAAATGGTTCACTTTCTCCGTTCATAAACTTCGGAACATATTGGAAAATTAAAATTAAAAAATAATGAGTGTTCAAGGGCAACCAAAGAAAACACTTAAAGAGATAATAGCTGAAGAATATCGTAAATGTGGACAAGACCCGATTTACTTTATGAAAAAATATTGCGTAATTCAGCACCCGGTGAGAGGAAAAATACCCTTTCACCTTTATCCTTTCCAGGAAGGATGTTTAACCGATTTTAAAGATAATCGTTTTAATATTATTCTTAAAAGTAGACAGTTGGGTTTATCAACTCTTTCTGCCGGTTTTATTCTTTGGAAAATGTTATTTAATCAGGATTTCAATGCATTGGTTATTGCAACTAAAGTGACAGTAGCAAAAAATCTTGTAGAGAAAGTAAGAGTAATGCACGATTTACTTCCTGTTTGGTTGAGAGATGGTGGTAATAGTTCCGTTGAAGATAATAAACTTTCTCTTAAATTAAAAAATGGTTCGCAAGTAAAAGCAATCGCATCTTCTCCGGATGCAGGACGTTCTGAAGCCTTATCACTATTGGTTGTGGATGAGGCAGCTTTCATTAGAGATATTGATGAAATTTGGTTATCAGCACAATCAACCCTTTCAACGGGTGGTTCTGCTATCGTATTATCTACACCAAATGGTATCGGAAACTGGTTCCATAAAATGTGGGTAGACGGTGAAAGTGGTGTAAACGGTTTTAATTGTATTAAACTGCATTGGACAGTTCACCCTGAAAGAAATCAGGCATGGAGAGATGAACAAACTCGTATTTTAGGACATAAAGGTGCAGCACAGGAATGTGATTGTGACTTTATCGGTTCCGGTGATAATGTAATTGACCCACAATTATTGATGTGGTATAAGGAAACATATATAATGGAACCTGTTGAAAAAAGAGGGTTTGATGGTAATTTATGGGTATGGGAACATCCTAATTATAGTAGACAATATATGGTTGTAGCCGACGTTGCCAGAGGTGATGGTTCGGATTATTCAACTGCACAAGTAATTGATATTGAAGATTGTTCGCAAGTTGCAGAATATAAAGGTAAATTAGATACAAAAGATTTTGGAAACTTTTTAACTGCTTTAGCAACCGAATATAATAATGCACTTTTAGTAATAGAAAACTCAAACGTAGGTTGGGCAACAATTCAACAATGTATAGATAGACAATATGGAAATCTATTCTATATGAGTCAGGATTTAAAATACATTGATATTGAAAAACAAATGAATAACCGATATTATAGAGATGAAAAGAAAATGGTTGCCGGATTTAGTACAACTACAAAGACCAGACCTCTTATCATTTCTGCATTGGATACCTATATGAATGAAAAAGAAATTCTAATTCGTTCATCTCGTCTTATTGATGAATTATTTACATTTATATGGAATAGTGGTAGAGCCGAAGCTATGAAGGGTTATAATGATGATTTGACAATGGCGTTGTGTATTGGATTATGGGTTAGAAATACTGCATTGAGATTAAAACAAGAGGGTATAGATTTAACAAAATCAATGTTAGGTTCTGCACAGATAAAAAGACATGAAGGTGTTTATACTGCAAATCACATAAAGCAAAATCCATATGAAATGAATATGGGGAGAGGTGAAAAAGAGAATTTACATTGGTTATTAGGATAATCTTATATTTATAGAATGAAACTAATAGTAAAAATATGAAACTTATAGATTTAATTCCATTAAAAGAAATGGAAAATCCTTGTTGGAAAGGATACGAAATGGTTGGAACTAAAAAGAAAGATGGTAAAGAAGTTCCAAATTGCGTTCCTGTTAAAGAAGCAATGGATGATACGGAAGAATATGATGTAGTAAACGAAGATGATATGAAATCATTTGTTAAGTTTATGAGAGAATATACGAGAGAATTAAACGAAGCAACTTGTCCTTGTATGCATGAAGCAGAATATCAGGGAAGAACGGTTAAATTGGGTAAACCGATGCAAGGTGATGTTAAAAAATTTAAAGTTTATGTTAAGAATGGTGAAGGAAATGTAGTTAAAGTAAACTTTGGTGACCCAAATATGAGAATTAAAAAATCTAATCCTGAAAGAAGAAAATCTTTTAGAGCTAGACACAATTGTGATACTCCAGGTCCAAGATGGAAAGCTAGATATTGGAGTTGCCGTAAATGGTAATTTGGTGAATCCAAAAAAATTTCGTATATTCTAAAAAAATTGTATATAAATGGCAGATAAAAGTATATTTGGTAGGTTACAAAAATTATTTTCAACAAATACCATAATTCGTAAAACACCTGAAGGTATAAAGGTAGTTGATACCGATGAGTATCAATCAATGACTACAAACCTTGTAGACCGTTTTATGAAATTAAAAGTATCAAATTATGCAGGTGGAGTTGAATCCGGATTAGCATATCAACAAGTTCGTATTGACCTTTTTAGAGATTACGATTCTATGGATATGGACCCAATCATATCAGCAGCACTTAATACATATTCAGATGAGTGTACTGCTAAAAATGAATTTGGAAATGTTTTAAAAATTCATCATGAAGATGATAATATAAAACAAATACTTGAAAATCTTTTTTACGATATCCTAAATGTAGAACACAACCTTTGGATGTGGACTAGAAATTTAGTAAAATATGGTGATTTCTATCTACAATTAGAAATGGCAGAAGGATTGGGTATTGTAAATGTATTACCACTTTCAACATATGAAATGAGTAGAATTGAGGGATTTGATTTAGAGAACCCACAAAGAGTTAAGTTCGTTTACGCACCATATCAAAATCCATATAATGCAGTTGGACAATCTGCAAAAAAAGAATATGAAAATTATGAAATTGCACACTTCCGTTTAAATGGTGATGCAAATTTTCTACCTTATGGTAAATCAATGATTGAGGGTGCTAGGAGAGTTTGGAAACAATTATCTCTTATGGAAGATGCTATGTTAATTCATAGAGTGATGAGAGCGCCTGAAAAGAGAATCTTTAAAGTAGATGTTGGTAATATTCCACCAAACGAAGTTGATAACTACATGCAAAAAATTATTAATTCATCTAAAAAAGTTCCATTCGTTGATGAAAGAACAGGTGAATATAATTTAAAATATAATATGCAAAACCTTATTGAAGATTACTATATGCCGGTTCGTGGTAATGATAGTGGTACTTCAATTGATACTCTTAAGGGATTAGAATATAATATGATTGATGATATCAATTACCTTAAAGGAAAAATGTTAGCTGCTCTTCAAATTCCAAAAGCATTTTTAGGATATGAAGAAGAAACAAATGGTAAAGCTACATTAGCAGGTATGGATGTTAGATTTGCAAAAACTATTGAAAGATTACAAAGAATTATAGTTTCAGAATTAACAAAAATTGCAATAATACATTTATACTCACAAGGAATTAATGATGAAAAACTTACATCATTTACATTAGAATTAACCATTCCATCTAAAATATATGAACAAGAACGAGTTGAACTATATACATCTAAAGTAGCATTAATTCAACAAATGCAACAAACAAAAATGTTCTCTAAAGAATGGATGTATGAAGCAGTGATGAAGATGGCTAAAGATGAACAAGATGAAATGACATTGCAAGTTTTAGAAGATACTAAACAACAATTCCGTTTAACATCAATTGAAACTCAAGGTGTTGACCCTGCAAAAGAAACCGGAACAGATGCACCAACTAATGTGGAAGAAGAAATTGCAAGAATAAAAGCAGAATTAGAAGAAGATGGTGTTGGTAGACCTAAAGACCCGGTAAGATATGGACATGATGACCATCCTGAAGGAAGAGACCCATTGGGGATAAAAACTCTTAAAACAAAAGAAGGCTCTGTTGCATATAAACCAAGAAAAAATTCATATTTGGAAATATTTAAAGATATGAATGGTGGAAAAAAGACTATTTTGACAGAGGATTTAACAAAAGAGTAATAAACGAATAGAATAATATATTTATATCTGATTAATTATATCAATTGATGAAAAAAATAAAACATTCAAAGTTTAAAAATACAGGATTTATTTTTGAATTGCTTGTAAGACAAATTACGGCAGAGATTATGTCAGCTGACAAATCTATGGCAGAAACTATTTTAAAAGAAAATTTTAATACAAAAAGAGAATTATCAAAAGAATTGAAATTATATCAATATTTGATAAACGAAAAATATAATTCAGAATCAAAAGCTGAACAATTCATTAATACAATTTTAGAAGCCAGAAAAAGACTGGATGAAAAAAAATTAATGAAAGAAAAATACAAATTAATCAAAGAAATTAGAGAGAAATATAATATTGATGAATTTGTTAAATCTCCCGTATCAAATTATAAATTGTTAGCATCTATTTATAAATTATTTGAAGTAGTATCTACTACCGAACAATACGAACCCACCGATATTGTATCATCCAGATTCACGATAGCAGAAAATATTATAAACACATCTATTCAAAATAAAGAACAAAAAATAAAAGATGCTGTTTTAGAAGAATATAAAAAGCAAGATGAAGATTTAAGAGCAGTATCTTATAAATTATTAGTAGAATCATTTAATAACAAATATAAAAACTTATCTGCGGAACAAAAGGGATTATTGAGAGAATACATCAATAATATTAATAATACGGGTAAATTGAATGAATATGTTTCAAATGAAATTACTAAATTAGTAGAAAGTTTAAAACTAACAGGCTCAAAAATATCCGATAAAGTTACTAAAATCAAATTGGCAGAAACAATTTCAAATATAAAGAAAATTAAATCTGTCAAAAAAATAAAAGAACAGCATTTATCAGCTATGATGATGACTTATGAATTATTAGCAGAATTAAAAAATAATATAAATAAATAAAAATGACAAATTTAAGAATTTATAAAGTTAGTACATTTACATCATCTAGTGCATGGACAAAGTTGGGTGCACATGATAGTACTAATTCATATAATAAAGCATGGGGTATTATGACCCATGTCGGTATGGCAACATCCGGTAGTGTGACGGTAGAGGGCGGTGGTGATTTACAATTACAACATTTAATTCCTGGAGAAGTGTATCCATGTTATCCAACGGCAATTAGAGTATCAGCAGGAACGGGTTCAGTATTATCATAATATAAACAGAGAATAAAATGCCAGCAGTAAGTAAAGCACAACAAAAATTTATGGGAATGGTTCACGCCGTACAAAAAGGCGATATGGGAGCACCATCTCCAGAAGTTGCAAAAGCAGCTGATTCTATGAGTGATAAAGATGCTAAAGATTTTGCATCTACAAAACATAAAGGATTACCCGATAAGAAAGAAGAAGAAATTCAAAAAATTAAAGAAATCATTCGTAAAATGGTTAGAGAAAGAATGATTGATGAAATGAATACAACCGCAAATGTGCAAGGATATAATTCACCATATGCTTTTACTAAAAAATCAGATGAAAAATCTAAAGGTAAAAAGCAAGCAGATTTAACTGGATATAGTGTTGTTAATGAAAATCGTTGGTTAGAATTAAAAAAAGATGAATCAACCGCACAGGCTAAAATCGGAAGAGGTATATCTAATATCAATAAACAATTAAAAGAAATGGAAAGATTTCTTAATTGGTATGGTAAAATAAAAAATGAAAGTGGTGTAGATAATAAAAGTTATTGGAAAAGAACTAATCATAATATTTATGCTATAAAGGAAAGATTAATTAAATTAGACCAAAAAATTAGACAAATATCAGAGTAATATGAACATAAATCAATTAAAAGAACTTATTAAGCAGGTAGTAAAAGAAGAAAGTGATTATCAACAAATGTTTAAACATATGTTAGATAAAACAGGAAAAGCTTTACCTGATATGTCTGATACTGAAAAGAAGGCATTTTTTAATGCTGTTGATAAAGCAGCAAAAGCAAAATCAGAAGGTAGATTAACTGGATTACCAGAAGAACTTTCTGATAAGCAAAAGCAAATTGATGTTGATAAAGATGGAGAAATAGAAGGTTCCGATTTAGCAGCATTAAGAGCTAAAAAAGAAATTGCCGAAAAAAAAAAGTAAATGAGAATCTTGCGTTGGGTATACTATCAACTTTGACTAGTATAATCATAGGTAAGATTATTTTTTATTACATTTATGAATTGGCTAGAAAAGGAATAAATTATTTTTCTGGAAAATCAAATCATAAAGATAAGGTAAAAAAGATTTTAGATTCAATATCCGCAAATAAATCAGTAATAGCAGATATATCTAAAATAGTTGATAAGAGTGGAGAAATGAATAGTGTATCGGCTGATAGAGTGGTAAATATACCATATGTAAAAACTCAAATTACAAAAATGAGTGATAGTACAAATGGTGAATTGAGTGAAACTGAATTAGAAAACCAATTGAAAACGATTTTAATAAAATCTTGGAACGAATTGGGAAGTAATGCAGTTGAAAAAGTAAAAAAAGATTTGAAATAAAATGAATAAAGGATTATTAATAGAAACACATTTGTTTGAAGCAAAAATGGTTCAAGAAGAAAACGGAACATATTTAGTTCAAGGAATTCTTCAAAGAGCAGGCGCTCCAAATCAAAATCATAGGAGATATCCTAAAGAAATCCTTGAAAGAGAATGCCAAAAATACGAACAATTAATTAAAGAACGTAGAGCATTGGGTGAATTGGACCATCCAGATTCTCCTGTAATCAATTTAAAAAATGTATCACATAATATCAGAGAAATTTGGTGGGATGGTGATGATGTAATGGGTAAAGTAGAAATTCTTTCAACTCCATCTGGAAATATATTAAGAGAATTATTAAAAAATAATATTCGTTTAGGTATTTCATCAAGAGGATTAGGTTCGGTAAAAGAATTAAAAGATGGGACAGTAATGGTACAGGAAGACTTTGAATTGGTTGGATGGGACTTTGTATCAAACCCATCAACACATGGTGCATTTATGGCGCCTATGAACGAATCAAAGCAATGGGCTAAAGTTGCAGAAGAGTGTGGTAAATGGTGTAAATCACAAGATTTAATGAGAGAAATTATAATTGAATTAAACTAATATGGCAAAGTTAATAAATTTAATACCTGGTAGAGAAATCCAAAAAGAAGATTTAGAAGATATGGATGTTGCTTTGCCTGGTAAAGTTGAAAGATTTTTAGATAGAGCTCTTTCTGTTATTAAATCATATAATTTACCAAGAAGAAAAGAACAATATGTAATTGCAAAATTAATAGATGCATTGGGAATGACTCCATCGGATTTACAACAGGCGGTTCAAAGATTGAAAAGAAATAAAATAGTAAAAAAATAACTATGATAAAGTTAAGAGATATATTAAACGAAACAGAAGAGTTTCAACAATTACCTACCGAATTAAAAAGACATTTTTTAGAAATTATATCAACATATGGTCAGCACAGAGAAGGTATGAGTAGAAAATCTGATATTATGCAGATTGCAGAAACTTTGGGTGGTATTGCAGATGCAGCACAAGAATATACTTTGAGAGAGGGTGGTGATTGGTTTGATAGAGTAACTATTAAGAGAAATATGAATGAACTTAAAAAGTTACAAGGTTCTTTTGAAAAAGAAGCAGTAGAAGCAAAAGCACAACAACAAAGATTAGAAGCTCTTTACGAAGATATGGGACATGTATTGGGTAGATATTTTGAAATAGCAGAAGTTACAGAAGAAGTAATGAAAAAAAGATTAGGATTACAAGAAAATAAAAAATCTAAAAAGAAATAATGGAACAATTAGCATCATTATTATTACATAGTAGAACTCAAGCGCATTCATTTCATGTGGGTGTTAAGGGTGTAGGAGCATTATCAGCACATCAGGCTTTAGGACATTATTACGATAGTATTGGTGGGATAGTTGATGGATTGGTTGAAGCATATCAAGGACAATATGGTTTAATTAAATTACAAGCAGTTAGTGGTTTAGATACAAATAATGATATTAAAAATATTATTGCATATTTTGATAAACTATTAGCAGCAGTAGCAAAATTAAGACAAGAAGAAAAATTACAAATGAGTTGGTTACAAAATGATATTGATACGATTGTGACCTTATTATATCATACTAAATATAAGTTAGTTAATTTACAATAAGTTATGTTGATTATAAATGTTAAAGGTGGAAACATCGAAGGAGCATTAAAAGAATACAAAAGAAAAGTTCAAAATTCAAAACAGATTGAGATGTTGCGAGAAAGACAAACTTTCACAAAACCATCTGTTAAAAATCGTTTACAAAAAGAAGAAGCTAAAAGAAAAAATAAACTATTTTTATAATTTTCTTTAGTTTTCTATAAAAAGTTGATATATATTATCAAATATCCCATTACTGTATGGGATTTTATCATTAAGTTGGTTAATGAATACCCTTCTCTATAAGGTGTGACCGAACAACCGACAATTATCTATTGGAGTTTCCTTCCCGAATAACTTCACAAACAAATTTAAGGAGAAAAACAATGGCAAATTCAAAACTATTGAAAGAAGCAATTGCTGATGCCAAAGCTGTAAAAGAAACTGCTTTAGCAAATGCAAAACTCGCTCTTGAAGAAGCATTTACTCCAAGACTTCAATCTATCTTATCTCAAAAGTTAAGAGCAGAAGCTGAAGGTGAGGAAAAAGATGCAGAAAAAGTAGACGAGGAATTGGATTCTACAAACATTGGTTCTTCTACTTCTAATCCTAAATTAGACGCACATACCGAATTCGAAGGTGGTTCTACAAAAACAGCATCAGGTGAGCCAGGAGCTCAAGTTGCAGATTTCAAAAAAGTAGCAGACATCAACGAAGAAGAAGGTATGGAAATGGGTGATGACGAAAAAGCAAAGCAAGACGAAATCGCACAATTAAAGGCTAGATTAGCAGAATTAGAAATGGGAACTGATGATGAAGAAAATCCAACAACAGAAGCTGATGATGAAATGGGTTCAGAAGATGAATTCAATTTTGATTCAGAAGAAGGTGATGGTGAAGAGTACGATGTAACCGGCGGTGAAGAAGAAGATACCGAAGGAGATGACATGGACTTGGAAGCAATCATTAGAGAATTGGAAAACCAAATTAATGGTGAAGAAGATTCTGAAGAAGAAGGTATGTACGAAGAAGAAGAAGCAGATGAAAAAGAAAAAGCTAACGAAAATTTAGCTGATGGTTCAGAAGCTGGTACAGACAAAGGTGAAGACCCTAAAGTGGTTGTAACTAACGAAGAAGAAGAAAAAGAAGAAACTGATGAAGTTATCGACTTGGAAGAAATTCTTCGTGAAATGGAAGATGATATGAAAAAAGATGACAAGAAAGTAGATGAAGCTGAAGAAGAAGATTCAAAAGAAGAACTTAAAGAAGCTTACAAAACTATCAAATCATTACAAAAGACTATCAACGAAGTGAACTTATTGAACGCTAAGTTGTTATTCGCAAACAAATTATTCAGAGCACACAACATGACTAACGAACAAAAAGTGAAAGTGATTGAAACTTTGGATAGAACAAAATCAGTTAGAGAAGTTAAATTGGTATACTCTACATTAGCAGAGAATTTCAAATATACTACATCTAACAAATCTACTAAAAAATCAATTTCTGAAGGAATCGCTTCTAAAGCAGTAAAATCAACTGCACCAAAAGCAGCTAAGCAAGTAATTGCAGAATCAGCAGATTTCGCAGATAGATTTAGAAAATTAGCAGGTATTATTAAATAATTAACAAAAAATAATTAAAATTAAGTAAAATGGACTTAAAACAAATTATGCAAGGCAAAAACCCACAAAACGTAATGCTTGAGCAAACTAGAGGTTTGAAAGCAAAGTGGGAGAAGACTGGCTTACTTGAAGGAGTAGGTTCTGAAACTTCAAAGCATGGTATGGCAGTAATGCTTGAAAACCAAGCTAAACAATTACTTGACGAAGCTACTAGAACTGGTACTTCATCAGGTTCAGAAGAGTGGGCTGGTGTAGCTCTTCCATTGGTAAGAAGAATTTTTGGTTCAATCGCAGCTAAAGAATTCGTTTCTGTACAACCAATGAACTTACCATCAGGTTTGATTTTCTATATGGATTTCAAATATGGCACAGCAACTGACGTAAACAGACCAGCTTCTGGTTCTTCTATGTTCGGTAATGGTGGTACTTTCGGTAAAGACAATTTATCTCCTGCAGGTAACAAATTGGGTTCTACTCAAGCAACTGAAGGTGGTCTTTACGGAGCAGGTAGATTCGGATACACAGTAAATGATACAACTGCTAACGTAACTGCAGTAGTAGCATCTGCTTCTGTAGCTGATGTAAGATTTGACCCAGCTTTATCTGCATCTATTGCAGTAGCTAACCACAGAATCTTCAAAGTAACTGTTGGTTTACCAGCAGGTTCTGATTGGAACGCAATTAGAGCTTTCAAAGTTTCAGGTTCTGCAACAACTGCAGTATATCCTGAATATACAACAATTGATACAAATGGTTCTGCATCATTCGTTATCTCTGGTTCTGCAGCAACTGACGCTAACTTGGCAACACAGGTATTAACTTACCACAAAAACCCAGCTAACGATTACGATAGAGGTGATTTCGAAGATAGAGGTTCTGATTTACCAATCCCAGAGATTGAATTAGAATTGAAGTCTGAACCAATCGTTGCTAAGACTAGAAAATTAAAAGCAATCTGGACTCCAGAATTGGCACAAGACTTAAACGCTTACCATTCAGTAGATGCTGAAGCTGAATTAACTCAAATGTTATCTGAATACATCTCTTTAGAGATTGATTTGGAAATCCTTGAGATGTTACAGCAAAATGCATTCACAACTGATTATTGGTCAGCAAGAGTAGGATACGATTACAACTCTGTAACTAGCAAGTTTGAAATCGATTCTAACGCAGCAGCAGCTTCTGCTTACACAAAGAGCACTTGGTATCAAACTTTAGGTATTAAATTACAAAAAGTTTCTAACAAGATTCACCAATTAACTATGAGAGGTGGTGCAAACTTCTTGGTTGTATCTCCAAACGTAGCTACAATTTTAGAATCTATGAACGGATTCTCTGCAAACCCAGGTAAAGATGCTTTACAATTTGCAGCAGGTGTAACTAATATTGGTTCAATCTCTAACAGATATGATGTTTACAAAAACCCATATATGACTGAGAACGTAATCTTATTAGGTTTCAAAGGTTCTAACTTCTTCGAAACAGGTGCTGTTTACGCTCCATATGTTCCGTTGATTATGACTCCATTAGTTTATGACCCAACTAACTTCACTCCAAGAAGAGGTGTTATGACTAGATACGCTAAGAAAATCGTAAGACCAGAGTTCTACGGTAAGATTGTCGTTGATGGTTTAAACAGCTTATAATCTTTGAGTAGATTAGATAAGTAATAGACTTATAATAAAAGAAAAAAGGGAGAGTAGAAATACTTTCCCTTTTTTTGTTTAATATGACAAATTCTCCATATATATTGATGGTACTATGAACTCACAAATTATATTTAAGGCATACGAATTATATGAACATTCTATTGATGAATCCAATAGAAGAACTGATTCGTTTATAATGGCAAAACAACCGGATGGTGAATTTGGTTACTTTAATGTAAACCAATTAGCTCTAACTTCTTCAAATACATTCGTTGGAAATCAAACAATAGATGGAAATCTTACTATAAATGGTGATATTATTGCGAATCAATTTTTAGTAACAACATCATCGGTAAATCATTATACCGCATCTACAAATTTTGGATTAGATGATGGTGATAATCATACATTCACAGGTTCAGTTAAAATTACAGGTTCATTAAATACAATTGGTAACTCAACTATTACGGGTTCATTTTTAGTAAGTGGTTCAACAACTCAAATTGGAAATAACAATTTATATGGTAATACTTGGTTATATGGTACGATTGATGTAAGTGGTTCAACTAATTTCCACAACCACACTATTACAATGACGGGTTCAATGTACACAAGTGGTTCACAATCAATTACCGGTTCGTTGGATGTTAAAGGAAATATAAATGTAGCAAGTGGTTCGGAGTTTTATTTAGCAGGAAATAAATTATTCAATTACGGACAATTTAGTGATACAACTACACAAAGTGGAAGTGCAGATACTGCATATTCTATGAAATTAAACACAATTGATTTTGCACATGAAGTTAGTGTTGTAAGTGGAAGTAGAATAACACCAGCAAACACAGGTATATACAATTTACAATTCTCTGCACAATTAACAAATACCGCAAATACAAACATTACATTTGATGTTTGGTTGGCCTATACGGGAAGTAATGTTGCAAATACAAATACACAAGTCGATGTAAACAAATCAGCAGGACAATTGGGTAGAAGTGTTGCAGCATGGAACTGGATGTTACCAATTCGTGCAAATGATTATGTTGAAATTATGTGGAGTTGTAATGGTTCAACGGGACAAATACTTGCATTGGGCACTCAATCAAATCCGACAAGACCGGCAATTCCATCCGTTATTGCAACATTAACCCAAATAGGATAACATTCTTTTTTTATTCTTATATTTATAGGTGTATAACTCTATAAAATAAAAAGTAATGTCCTATAACAATTATTGGTCTGGTTCAACATCATCATCCTTTATTTCGGGTAGTTCAACCCCTTTTGGAATTTATGATTCCGATAGTCAATTTAGAAGTGATGCGCCAAAAACGGCAGTATGGGTTGCAAAAAGATTAGGATATCCAATTGTAAATATTGAATTGGATAATGACCAAATTTTTGCATGTTTTGAAGAATCAGTATCAGAATATTCTGCACAAGTAAATCAATTTAATCTTCGTAATAACCTTGATATTTTAAAAGGACAACCAAAATCAGGTGCAAATTCTAGAGATAATTACTCTCAAACACTTGTTGATGGTTCTTTTTTACCAACCGTAGTCCGCATGTCTCAACAATATGGAACATTGGCTGGTGTTGGTGGTAATACATCAATTAAAAAAGCATATGTAAATTTAACATCATCTGTTCAAGTTTACGATTTGATGACGCAAGCAATAGATTCGAATACAAATGTTTCAATATCTGCATCATTATCTACATCATCATCTACTATTGATGTTGTGAGAGTATTCCATGAAGCAGTACCTGCAATCACAAGATTCTTTGACCCGTATTCAGTAGGTGCACAAGGAACACTAAACCTTATTTCAGAATTAGGATTTGGTAATTATTCTCCCGCAGCACAATTTTTAATGATGCCAATTTATGAGGATGTATTGAGAATGCAACAAATTGAATTTAATGACCACATCCGTAAGTCATCTCATACATTTAATATAGTAAATAATAAATTAGAAATATTTCCTGTACCAACTACCGAATCTCCTACAAAAATTTGGTTTGAGTATATTAGTAGAGATGAGTTTGAACACGCTTCTCAAACTATTCAACCGGATTCTCTTTCGGATTATTCAGATGTACCATATGATTTTATTCAATATTCAAATATAAATGATGTTGGTAAACAATGGATTAGAAAATATACATTAGCACTTTCTAAAGAATTATTAGGTGCAATTAGAGAAAAATATAATTCAGTTCCAATTCCAGATGGTGAAGTTTCATTAGATGGTGCAGCATTGAGAGCAGAAGCACAAGTTGAGAAAGATGCATTGGTAACTCAATTAAGAGAAAACCTTGAAGAATTAAGTAGAAAAAATGTGATGGAGAATAAAGCACATGAATCTGACCATCAGCAAGAAATGTTAAGAAAAGTTCCATTAAAATTATATGTAGGATAATATGCCAAAGTTTTTAGTAGGAAGAGATGTAGATTTTTTTAGAAATGTTGCAAGAGAACTGATAGAAACCGTAGTTCAAAATACTTGTGTTTTATATAAAATAAATTTAAATGAAACAAAAGTAAACATTTATGGAGAAGCAATGAACAAAACTTGGCACAGAGGTGTTCAATTGTATTGTTTAATTAATAAAGAACCAGAAACCATATCATATGAAGGTTTTGGTCCAGAAACAAATCAAAATATAGAATTTCGTTTTGATAGAGAGCATTGTAGAGATGCGAATGCGTATCCTGAAATTGGTGATGTTATTTATTTTAATGATTCATATTTTGAAATAGATAATACCAATGAAATTCAATTTGTTGGTGGATTACCGGGAGATGATTCTGAAAGAAGAAATTGGAGCATAGTGTGTTCTACTTTTATGGTTTCAAAATCAAATCTTAATATAGAAGAAAGAATAAATTAGCAATAAATGTCAGTAAATCCATTAAGACCCGACCTTAATAGGGGAACCGAAATAAAATCTACAAAAGCAGACTTAAAAAGAAGTGTAACTCTCTTTGATATAGACTATGCTATGATATCTTATTTGGAAGATACCGTATTACCAACACTAAAAGATGGAAAAGGAGTAGCAGTAAAAATACCTGTAATCTATGGTAATTCTGAAAGGTGGAACGGGGCAAGACGACAAGGCGTTTTTAGAGATAATAAAGGTAAAATACAATTACCATTAATGATGCTTCGTAGAACATCTATTGTAAAGGATGAAACAATGCAAATGCCAAATAGACATGTTTCTTATCCGGCAATAACAAAATGGTCAAAAGATAATCGTTATGACCGATTTACAGCATTGGGTGGTGGAGTTAAACCAAAGCAAGAAATTTATAGAATAACAATGCCAGATTACGTTGAGGTAAATTACGATTGTATGTGTTGGACATCCTATACGGAACAATTAAATGAAGTAATTGAACACCTTAATTTCACATCTACATATTGGGGAGATAAAGATAAATATAAATTTAGAACATCTGTTGGTGAATTTAATGTTATAAACGAAGTAGGTGAGGGAACGGAAAGAATAAATAGAGTAGAATTTTCATTAAATGTTAAGGCATATTTGTTACCAGAGAAATTTGATGGTGAATTGACTACTAAAAAATCTTTATCAACAAAAAGAGTTGTTATCGCAACTGAAGTTGATTTAACTAGTGGTAGTGGTAGATTAGAAGGATTTCTTACTACACCATCACCATATTACGATAATAAAGACCTTATTGATTTTTTATCTATTAATAATACAAAATCACAAAATCCTGTTACAAATAATACAATAACATTTACAGGAATTAAATGTATAAAAACACCAGCAGCTCTAACATCTGTTGTTACGAGTGGTATAAGTATTGGTGATGATACTTATGATTTAAAATTATATATTAATAGTACAAGATATTATCCAACTACACATTTTGGTGTATCAATGACATCTAATTCGCTTACTATAAATTTTAATGAAGCCAATTTAGGTTGGCCGGTTGATAGTAATGATGAAATTACAATATCTGGTAAATTTATAGATTTATAATGAAAAGAAGTCTTTTAGATATAACTCAAAAAATAAGTAGAAAGTTGGGTGATCCTGAACTTACACCAAAAGATTTAGAACACCCAATTTATTCTATATGGGAAGCTAAGGGTTGGAGATTTGTAGATATCTTAAGAGAAGTAGAATATAGAACAACACAAGATAGATTAAGAGTAATTATTAATACACTTTTTATATCAGCAAATGATTATATAGTTGAAGAAGGACCAAATGGGTTGATAATAAAATTTATAAAAGATAGATTTGAATATACATTAGATAATGATGATTATATTGAAGTAACAGGAGATATTGAACAATATGCTTAATCAATTTAATTCAAATGCAAGAAAGTTAAATAGGATTATTCCTAAAATAAACTTTAATAACCTATCCGGTTCATTAAGTGATGCCACATTGAATATCGATTTAACGGGTAGTTTATTAAATGTAGAATTACCAACAACATCTTCATATGAATCGCATACTAAACCAAATCCAAATTCAACTAAATTAGTAAATAATAAAAATAAAATACAAGAGTTTTATAATGAAGTTTTACAATTTAGTGGTAGAACTGTTAGACGAACCATAGATTCGTTTGATAATACAGGATTCGGAACACTTACAATAAACAATGTATCTTTAGATTATGGAACCGAAGGAGCATCTCCTGAAAATTTTGAAATTTTGGTTTATGGATTACATTTACCAGGACATTATACTATTAAAGAGATTGGAAATAATGTAGTTATAACTTTATTAGATAATTACATAGATTATGATTCCGTAACTGTGAATGATATTTATGTTATAGGAAAATTTAAATAAATGGCAAACTTAATAAGATTAAAACAAATAGAAAGCTCATCAGCTTTATCAACTGCGGCAATCGTAGGAACGGATTTTACATCATCTGTAAACAATATAGTATCTCAATCGATAGAAACAACATTTTCTGCATCTATTGTTCAAATAGTAACAAATAATGTAGCAGCAGTATTACCAGATGGAGTAATATCAGGATCATCTCAATTGGATGGTTCTATTATAAAAAATCTTACTATAACAACACAAAACGCAGATGGTTATTCACTAATTGTAAGTGGTGCAATGGCAGTTGTAGATGCAACCGGATTAACAGGAAGTGTAGATGGAGAAAACGATACGGTGGTTCCTGGACAAATTTATTTAGTTACAGGAAGTGTTCCACCATCTGACCCATATGTTAGTGGCAGTTCACAATCAAATATAATAGACCAGGGAGAATGGTAAACGAAAAAAAATTTATATTTATAGATTGAATAACTATAATCAACGGAGAATAACTATATAATGGCACAAATAATTAAACACAGACGTGGTAGTTTAGAAGCACTATCAGCAGTGACCGCCTCACTATCAAAAGGTGAGATAGTAATTGCATCGGGTTCAAGTAATCTGACAGTAAATAATGGTTCATCAATTGTATTTGCAGTTCCTGAAAATGGACAAGTACAAGCGGTAAATAGATTCCTTATAGGTAATAATGCACCGAATACATTTTCTGCAGGTACATACAATGGGATGCTTAAAGGTGTTCCTTACTATGCAAGTGGTAGTTCTACCCTTTATTTATTGGGGGAAGGTAGTAATGATATTCCAAATTTAGTAGGTAACATTTCTGTATTCTCCGCATCGGTAGATAGTAGATTGGATTCGGTTGAAGCATCTTTAGGTGGTGGAGGTGATATTGGTAGTTCAGTAACACAATTAAATGCATTCACTGCAAGTGCTAATATTAGATTAAATAATTTAGAATCTACATCTGCAAGTGTAAACGGACATATTGCAGATATAAATTCTTATACTGCATCTAATGATACGACAAATAATTTACAAACTACAAGAATAAATCAATTAGCCGCAGCAACCGCTTCGGTGAATGTATTTACTCAAAGTGTAAACGGTCATATTGCGGATATAAATTCTTATACAGCATCATTAAAACAGGCATTCACTGCAAGTGGTGCAAATATAACTTTTAGTGGTAATGTAACTATTCCTGGTAACTTGACAGTTCAAGGAACACAAACCGTTGTTGATTCAACTACAATTCAATTAGGAGATAATATTTTAGAATTGAATGGAAGTGGTGCGGCAAATGGTGGATTATGGGTAAAAGACCCAACTGCACCAAGCACCGCAACGGGTTCATTTATTTGGGATTCAACAAATGATTATTGGAAAGCAGGTGTTAAAGGTTCTGAAATAAAAGTTCTTTTAGCAGGAAGTGATGGTGTTGTATCGGGTTCTTCTCAAATTAACTTTACTGGATTAAGTGGAATATCTGCTAATATTATTTCAGCATCTTCCGATACGGCAAATGTTGATATGATTATCACAGGTGGTAGTATATCTGCAAACTTAAAAGGTGATGTAGTTTCGGGATCATCTCAAATTACAATTTCAGATACAACCGGATATTCAACTTTCAGTTCTTCAATTGCAACTTCAATTTCATCATCCGATGCAAGAGAATTAGCATTATCTACATCAGTTGATAGTAGATTAGATGCAATAGAATCATCAATCGGTGGCGGTGGTGCACTTTCTACTAGAGTTGACCAATTAGCTGCAGCAACCGCATCTGTAAATGCATTCACTTCATCTACATTAGGTCATATTTCTGATATCAATACTTGGTCAGCATCTGTAAAGGGTCATATTTTAGATATCAATGCATATACTGCATCTAATAATACAACCAATACTGCACAAAATAGTAGATTAACAAATATTGAATCATTCACTTCTTCATTTGGAACATCATTTAGTTCATCAGTAGATAGTAGATTGGATGTATTGGAAGGAACCGGTACAATACAAGGTGTTGGAACAGGTAATCAAGTAACATTTGCAAAAGTAACAACAACTGGAGATGTAGTAGTTGGTGGAGATTTAGTAGTACAAGGTAATACCGTTACTTTAAACACTTCTCAATTAGTAGTAGAAGATAAATTAATATCATTAGCAAGTGGTTCAACAAACGCAGCAACTGCAAATGGTGCCGGAATTGAAGTTTTGGGAGCAGGTGCAACATTTACATACGATTCTACACCTAATGCATGGACAGCAAATATACCAATTTCAGCATCGGCAGTAACCGCATCGGTTAATGTTCCTGGATTTGGTTCATCAAAAAGATTGGCATTTAGAAGTACAATTGGTAATATTGATTTTATCGCAGCTCCAACAACTTCAGGAGATATTGCACAATGGGATGGTACGAATTTTGTAATGAGTAATGTTATAGATGGTGGTACATTCTAATAAAATTAAATAAATAATTAAAGACCCTTCTTCGGAAGGGTTTTTTATTTTAATAAAGTATATTTATTGAAGTAGTATATACTACCTTTGTTGTTATATAATCATAGAAGAATAGACTAAATATGTCACAAACAATCGTACTGAAACGTTCTGCGTTACCAGGAAAGGTACCAGATACGGGTTCACTTAATTTAGGAGAAATTGCAGTAAATACCTACGATGGTAAGGTATACTTAAAACGTTCAGGTTCGATTGAGTCTATTCAATCTTTAGTAGTAACCGATACTATAACTACGGGTTCAATTTCAATCACACAGACTGGTTCATTTGGTGAATTGGTAGTCAATAATGATGCCAATATTCAAGGTGGATTATATGTAACATCGGATATCGTTGGTAATGGTGATATAGATGTAGTTGGTGATATAACAGGTTCAAATGCATTATTTTCAGGTACTGCAACTGCAAACGCTTTTGTTGGAGATGGTAGTGGTTTAACAAATTTAAATGTTAGTATTGTATTTAATGCTCAGACTGCATTAATAAATGAAATTGATGGAAATGTTTTATTAGATAATTCAATAGCAGACTTTTTCTTACAATTTGCAGTCAATGGATTAATTGATTTTGATTTTAATTATTAACGATATTTATACAAAACAGAAATAATATTAGATGGCAGCTATATTTACATTAAGAAAAGGTTCATCAAACGCAAGTCCCTCACTAGTCGAAGCCGAATTGTATTTACATTTAGGTAGTGGTTCTATTCAATTTGGAAGTGGTTCTACGAAATATAATTTATTACCACTTAACGCACCTGTTGTTGGTGATATAGCATTGACAGGAAATATAACTGCATCAAACGCATATTTTACAAATAATGTCAGAATTGATGGTAATATTATTTTGGGTGATGGTGCAGCAGGTGATACAATCCAATCTTTGGGTGTATTTACAACTAATTTAATACCACAGGGTAGTAGAAATATTGGTTCAACTGATGCATATTGGTCTAATGTATATGCAACATCTATATCAGGTGCGATTGCAGCAACAAACGGAGTAGTTTCTGGATCAAGTCAAATAATTAGCGCATTACCTACTGGTTTAGTTTCAGGTTCATCTCAAGTAAATTTTACAGGATTAGCAGGAATAAGTTCAAACATAGTATCTGCATCATCTGATAGTGCAAATGTGGATATTATTATATCAAATGGTTCTATATCTGCAAACATATATGGTGGAGTTTTTTCAGGTTCAGCACAAGTTGTTGGAATATTAAGTTCTTTGAATGCATACACTGCTTCAAATGAAACCACAAACACTAATCAAAATAATAGATTAACAAGATTAGAAGAATCAACTGCAAGTATTAACTTAACAACTGCATCCCTAAATGGACATGTTGCGGATATAAATGCATGGACTGCATCGCAAAATTCAAAAGATGTAATTATATCAAATATAACATCATCTTATAATACGTTTACTTCATCCCTAAATGGACATGTTGCGGATATAAATGCATGGACTGCATCGCAAAATTCAAAAGATGTAACAATATCAATTGTAACGGCATCTTTAAATACATTTACAGCATCAGCAAGTAGTAGATTAGGTGAAATAGAATCATATACAGCATCTCTAAAAACGGCAATTGATGTAAGTGGACAAAATGTAACAATTCAAGGAAATTTGACTGTAGCAGGAACAACTACCGCAGTTAATTCTACCACCATTCAATTAGGTGATAATATTTTAGAGTTAAATGGTAATGCAGCTGCAAATGGTGGATTGTATGTAAAAGACCCAACTGCACCAAATGTGGCAACTGGTTCTATTATATGGGATTCTACTTTGGATTATTGGAAGGCGGGTGTAAAAGATGCTGAAAGTAAAGTTCTTTTAGCAGGGGGAGATTCTGTTGTATCAAGTTCCGCACAAGTTGTTGGAATTTTACAATCATTAAATACATTTAGTGCATCACAAGAAGGAAAAGATTCTACTTTACAAACCTATACTGCATCGGTAAATACTAAATTTTCCACAATTGAAATTGTAACGGCATCTTTAAACAATGCAACAGCTTCTTTATATTCTTATACAGCATCTTTAAATAATAGATTAAATAGAATCGAAGAAAGCACGGCATCATTAAATGAATTTAGTGCATCACAAGAAGGAAAAGATTCTACTTTACAAACTTATACTGCATCAGTAGATACTAAATTTTCTACTTTACAAACTTATACTGCATCAGTAGATACTAAATTTTCTACTTTACAAACTTATACTGCATCAGTAGATTCTACAATTGCAAGATTAAAAGAATCAACTGCAAGTTTAAATTTATATACTGCAAGTAATGATACAACTAATACTAATCAAAATAATAGATTAAGTAGATTAGAAGAATCGACTGCGAGTTTAAACACATTCAGCGCAAGTATAAATGGACATGTTGCAGATATTAATTTATACACATCATCTATAAATGGGCATATTGCAGATATAAATGCATGGACTGGTTCACAAAAACAAAAGGATACAACTTTAGAATCAGTAACAGCATCTTTAAATCTACAAACTGCATCATTTAATACATGGACGGGTTCCGTATTCCAACCATTCTCCACATCAGTTGATACAAGATTGGATTCATTGGAATATACCGTAACTATTTTGAGTCCTGGTGGATTGGAAGCATCTTTATTATCAATAAATTCAGCTACACAATCATTACAGGCATTTAGTCAATCTATACATCAATATACTGCAAGTTTAAATGATACAATTGCAAGATTAAAAGAATCAACTGCAAGTATTAACTTAACAACTGCATCCCTAAATGGACATGTTGCTGATATAAATGTATGGAGTGGTTCTGCAAAAACTTCTATAACAAATTTAGAAACTAAAGCTACCACTTTACAAACTTATACTGCAAGTGTAAATGGACACATAACAGATATAAACGCATATACATCTTCAAATGATACTACAAATACTAATCAAAATAATAGATTAAATAGAATTGAAGAAAGTACATCATCATTAAATTCTTATACTGCATCTCTTAAAACCGCAATAGGTTTAAGTGGAACGGATGTAACTATTAATGGTAACCTATCTGTATTAGGAACAACAACTCAAATTAACTCTACACAAGTTAATATTGGTGAAAATATATTAGAATTAAATTACGGAGGTTCAGCAGCAACTGCCGGTATTTATGTAAAAGATGCAACCGCTGCATCTACTGTATCGGGTTCACTTCTTTGGGATGCAACAAATGATATTTGGATTGCAGGTAAAAAAGATAGTGAAGCAAAAGTATTGACAGATGGCATGGGTGTAATATCCGGTTCCGGTCAATTAGGTAGCTACGAAACAACCGGCAGAGGTATAGTTTCAGGTTCTTCTCAAGTTAACTTTACAGGATTAAGTGGAATTTCTAATAATATAATTTCAGCATCTACCGATTCTAATAATATTGATTTTACAATTACCGGTGGTTCAATCACTGCGGATTTAAAAGGTGGAGTCGTATCAGGTTCATCACAAGTTTCTTATTTAGGATTAAGTAATATACCTGCAGGAATAGTTTCAGGTTCATCTCAAATAAACTTTACTCAATTAAGTGGAATATCAAATGGTATAGTTTCAGGTTCATCTCAAATTATTCCATTATTACCAATTGGAACCGTATCTGGCTCATCACAAGTTATTGGTATATTGAGTTCATTGAATTCATTTACTTCATCATTAGATGCAACTTACGCTACAGAAGCAGAAGTTGCAGCAGGATATGAAGCTAAAGGAAGAGGAATAGTTTCTGGTTCATCTCAAGTTAATTTCACACAATTAAGTGGTATAAGTAATGGTATAGTTTCAAGTTCATCTCAAATTACACCGTTATTACCAACAGGAGTAGTTAGTGGTTCATCGCAAGTTTCATATATTGGATTATCAAATATACCTAGCGGTATTGTTAGTGGAGCAGCGCAAGTTACACCATTATTACCAACGGGTGTAGTTAGTGGTTCATCACAGGTATATTCTGGTGTAAGTGGTGATATTACAATTGCATCAAATGGCGTTGCAACTATTGGAGCAAATGCAGTTGTGTTAGGAACGGATACATCGGGTAACTATGTTGCAACAATTGCGGGTACAACAAATCAAATAACGGTTGCAGGTTCTGGAACAGAAACAGCCGCAATCACACTTTCTACACCACAAGATATACATACATCTGCAACACCACAATTTGCGTCATTGGGAATTGGAACTGCGGCAAGTGGGGTAAGTGGTGAGATTAGAGCAACAGGTGATATAGTAGCATATTATTCTTCTGATGAAAGATTAAAAGAAAACATAAATCCTATCCAAAACGCTTTAGAAAAAGTTGAATCAATTAGTGGTAACACTTATGATTGGAAAGAAGGATTTGAAACAATACATTCTCATAAAGGACATGATTTGGGTGTGATTGCGCAAGAAGTTCAATCAGTGTTACCTGAAGTGGTAACCGAAAGAGAAACGGGATATTTAGCAGTTGATTATGTAAAATTAGTACCAGTATTAATTGAAGCAATAAAAGAATTATCAGCAAGAGTTAAAGAATTGGAAAGCAAATAGATATTTATAAATATTATATAATAACGTACTAAAAAGAAGGTAAACTAGATGGCACTTAAATTTAGACGTGGGACAACCGCACAAAAATCAGGTTCGTTAGCATTCGGAGAACCATATGTAAATACTACATTAGGAACATTACAAATAGGTGGTGAATCGGGAGATATAACCCTCTTAATAAATTCAGCATCGCAAGGAATTTCAGGTTCATCTTTAAATATCACCGGAAATGCAAAAATTGATGGTAATTTAACTTTAGGTGGCAACATTACAATTGGAGATAATACATCTGATACGGTAACAGTAACCGCAAATTTAAGTTCATCACTAATACCTTCCGTAACAAATACATTTGATTTAGGTTCTGTAACAAAGATTTGGAGAGATTTATACATCTCTACGGGTTCTATTAAAATAGTAGATGGTAGTGGCAATATAGTTAATACAATTACAAACGAAAACCTTGTAACAACAAGTTCGTTAGCAAGTGGTAGTATAAATTTATCAGCATCTTTACCATCTGGAATAGTTTCAGGTTCAGCACAAGTTGTTGATATTTTGGGTTCATTAAACGCTTACACGGGTTCTAATAATATAAAATGGAACACAATAGGTAATTTGACAAGTTCATATGCAACCACCGGTTCAAATGTATTTAAAGGACCACAAACAATTAGTTCATCGATTGCAGAATTGAGATTAGAAGATAGTGTTTCGGGTAACTCATTTCATTTAAGAAATTATAATGGTGATTATCTTTCAATACATAAAGGTGATGGTTTATCAATATTTAGAATAGATTCAGGATCAGCAAATGGATTACATCATACGCATTTGTATGGTGACCTATTCGTATTCAGCGGTTCGGTTTCATCTTCTATTGGATTTAGTGGTTCTATCAATGGTATAGGAGATGTAACAACTTATTCTCAATCTGTTAATAATAGATTAACAAATTTAAATAATTATACCGCATCAAATGATACTACAAATACTACACAAAATAATAGATTAAGTAGACTAGAAGAAAGTACCGCAAGTTTAAATGCATTTAGCGCATCTCAATTGACCAAAGATAGTACATTACAAACTTATACTGCAAGTGTTGATACTAAATTTTCTACTTTACAAACTTTAACTGCATCTGTACAATCTCAAATAAGCAGAATACAAGAGTCAACTGCAAGTTTAAATGCATTTAGTGCAAGTAATGGTAATACTTCTTTAAACTCATTTACTTCATCAATTAATACAACTATTAAAAATAGATTGGATGCAGAAACTGTAATAAGTGGGTCATCACAAGTTACATTATCAGCAACAACAGGATTTACATCATATAGTTCATCGGTTGATAGTAGAATACTAATAGAAAAAGGTAGAGTTGATGCAATTTTATTAGCATCGGATGCTGATAAAGACTCATTTGCAGAAATTGTAAGTTTAATTAATTCAGTAGATACTACCAATGATAACACATTTGCATCGTTTTATACAGCAAGTGTTAATAGATTAAACAATTTAGAATCTACATCAGGAAGTAGCAATATTTCTATTTCAAATATTAACTCATTTACATCTTCAATCAATACAACGATTAAAGAAAAATTAAATGTAGAAACGGTTGTATCAAGTTCGGCACAAGTTGTTGGAATTTTAGCAGCATTAAACACATATACTGCATCAAACGATACAACTAATAATACACAAAATAGTAGATTAGACCAATTATCAACAGATAGTGGTTCTCAAAATACAAGAATTACAACTTTAGAATCTAAAGCAACTACTTTAGGAACATATACAGCATCACTAGAAACTAAAAATGCTACTCTTCAAACTTTAACTGCTTCTATGGCAGCACAAGTTTCAAGAATACAAGAATCAACTGCAAGTTTAAATTCATTTAGTGCATCCACATTAGGACATATTGCAGATGTTAATACATGGAGTGGTTCTGCAAAAACTTCTATAACAAATTTAGAAACTAAAGCAAGCACATTACAAACATATACTGCATCTGTTAATGGGCATATTACGGATATAAATGCATATACTGCATCTAATACTACTACAAATAATACGCAAAATAGTAGATTAGACCAATTATCAACTGCAAGTGGAAGTGCTATAAGTAGATTAACTGCATTAGAAGGTGAAACACTTAATTTAGAATTATATACAGGATCATTTGCAACAGCATCTGTAACTTTAAGTAATAAAACAATAAGTGGAGCTTCAAACACACTTTCTAATATTGGTAATTCATCTTTAACAAATTCTTCAATTACAATAGCAGGACAATCAACTGCATTGGGTGGAACTATAACTGCTGAAACAATTAGAACAGCAATTGGAACGGTTGTAACGGGTTCATCTCAAATAAACTTTACAGGGTTAAGTGGAATTTCAGCAAATATAATTTCCGCATCATCTGATACATCAAATGTTGATATGATAATAAACGGTGGAAGTATTTCCGCTAATTTATATGGAGGGGTAGTTTCGGGTTCTGCACAAGTTGTTGGTATGTTGGCATCATTGAACACATATACTGCTTCAAACGATACAACAAACACTAATCAAAGTAATAAGTTAAGTAGATTAGAAGAAAGTACCGCATCACTGAATGCATATACTGCATCTAATGATACAAAATGGAGTACATTGGGTTCTTTGAGTGGTTCATTTGCACGAATAGATTCAGCAAATACATTTGTAGGAAATCAAACGATTACAGGTTCTCTATTTATATCGGCTGACTTAATTGTTGCTGGTTCATCATCAATTCAAAACATTAGTTCATCTCGTTTGGATATTGGTGATAATATCATTCAATTAAATGTAAATAATCCATCATTAAGATTTGGTGGGCTTGCAATATATGATTCAGGCTCTGCAGGAAGTTCTGGTTCATTCTTATATGATTCATTACATGATGAATTTATTTTCGTACACAAAGGAAATGGGTTAAATGTAACATCATCTCACTTTGTATTAGGTCCAGAAACTTATGATAATTTAGGTACTGAAATATATCTTACAAACAATAGAGTTCCAAAAGGAAGTGGTAAAGAACATCTTAATGATTCAAACATTACCGATACTGGTACTTTAATTACATTAGGTTCAAATTCCGTAGTAAATGGTACATTCTACGCAACAGGTACAACATTAGTATCGGGTTCATCACAAATATCACATGATTCAACTACCGGATATTCTGCAAATAGACATATTGACCACACTGCAGTATCAATTACGGCAGGAAGTGGATTAAGTGGTGGTGGTGATATTTCTGCAACAAGAACATTATCCATCGCAACCGGTGGAGTTACTGATTCAATGTTAGCCGGTTCTATTTCAAATGCAAAATTAACAAACTCATCTATAACAATAGCAGGTCAATCAACTGCATTGGGTAGTTCAGTAACTGCGGAAACAATTAGAACTGCAATTGGAACAGTTGTAACAGGTTCATCTCAAATAGATTTAACCGCTACAACAAACTATGCAAGTGGTATATTGACAAGATTAAATGTTGTTGGTGTATTTAGTGGTTCATCACAAGTATCGCATGATTCCACAACTGGATATTCAGCAAATAGACACATCGACCATACCGCAGTTTCAATAACAGCAGGTTCTGGTTTAACAGGTGGTGGTGATATTTCTACAACAAGAACAATTTCAATTGCGAATCTTGGTGTAACAGATGCAATGTTAGCCGGTTCAATATCAAATGCAAAACTTTCTAATTCGGCAATTACAATTGCAGGACAGTCTACTTCTTTAGGTAGTAGTGTAACTGCAGAAACAATTAGAACAGCAATTGGAACGGTTGTAACAGGTTCAGCACAAATTGCAATAGCATCAACATCGGGATTTGGAACATATATAAACCAAGCGGTATTAACAACTTCATCACCTACATTTGCAGGTTTAACAATTAATGGTTCAATTACAGCAACCGGTGATATTACTGCATACTATACTTCGGATAAAAGACATAAGAACAATATTCAAATTATTCCAAATGCTTTACAAAAAGTATCTAAATTGAATGGTGTGACTTGGGAATGGAATGATGATGTAAATGAAGTAACAAAATCAACACCAAAAACAGGTTTGATTGCACAAGAAGTTCAGGAAGTTTTACCAGAAGTAGTAAAAGAAAGAGAAGATGGATTCTTATCATTGGATTATTCAAAAATGACAGGTCTATTAGTTGAAGCAATTAAAGAACAACAATCTCAAATACACAAATTAACTTTAGAAATAGAAAATTTAAAGAAACAAAAAGGGTTATAATTTAATGTATGATGTTTATTACACAACCGCAGGAGGACCATGGTTTAATAGCGGTGCAGATATATGGGTAACAGAATGGATAAAAGAAGTGGCACCTCATTTAGAAGTGAAGCCACTTCTACTTTTCCATAGAAAAAAACCAGATAATTACGAAGAATTTCCAATTGATATAGACCATATTTGGGAAACTAACGAAGATGAGATTATAAAAATATTAGATGGTGCAAGGAGAATACATATATTACATGGTCATTACACTCCAACCAGAGCTATACATCAAAATTTGGAAAAGATTGATTCAATCGTTTTTCACAACTTAACAAAAGTATCATTAATTGCACAACAACAAAAAGATGAATATCTTCACTGGTATGGTAATTGGGAATATGAAAGTGAATTAATTGATAAAATTAAAAATAAAATTTGGGTAGGATTATATCACTTTCCTTATCAAACAGAAAATTTACATCATATTTCCAATTATTACGAATTTTCACAAAAATTGGAATTAAAAGATAATCTAAAAATAGGATTTGCGGCAAGAGCAGAAGGTAGAAAAAATGTAGAATATATTGATGGATTGGATTCTATCATATTTACAAATTCAGAAACCTTTAACAAATATTACAGAAAAAAATATGGATACAGATTCGAAAAATCAAAAGTTTACAAATTTGATTACAAACATAAAGAAAGGTTCTACGGACTTGATTGGGGAATATCTCATTCTTGCTTTGAATTTGAACCATTCGGATACGGAATTTTTGAAGCAGTGGATTGGGGGAAACTTCCAATACTACATGAAAAATGGCACGTTCCACTTGATTATAAATACAAAGCGATTGACGAGGAAACATTTAAAAAGACCTACGAAACGATTTGTAACGATGATTATGAAACCCGTAAAACAGAATTTGAAAAACTTAAAAATTGGATGAATAGATACTTTTCAAATAAAGAAGAGTGGAAAGAAAAACTTTTAAATATTTATAATAGATTATAATCAAAATTAAATGGCAAAAACCAATTTATCTTTAGGAAATTTATATAGAGCAACGCAGGGTTCGACTAGAACCAGTCAGCAAGTTTCATTAAATGCTATGAACGCAACAGCAGGAACTCAAGCTTCTATTGGTGATTTTGCTATAGATTCGGTAACTGTAAATTTACCAACCTATACATATATTGTAGAAAGTACACAAGAAACTGCAACATTTACATTCGGTTCAGCCGGTTCTAAGCATGGTGCAAGAGTTGGAAGCGTATCAGCTAACTACGATGTATCATTTAATAATGCAAACTTTTCAGTAGGTTCTCCAACTTTAGGAGCATCACCATCTTTCCCGATAACACCAGCAGCAATAAATTCATCAACATATTCAGAGGCATCTGCAATTTTATCAATGAAATACGCAGATGGATTTAATTTAGCAGCAACAGGATATAATTCAACATCTACAAAAACATTATACGCAGTGGATGTTTATAATACTATCAACCAACCAGACTTCTGTTTATTATTTGGAACAAAAGTAACAAAAGCGGATGGAACTGAAATAAATGTTGAAGATTTAGTAGTTGGTGATTCAATCAAAGCATGGGTTCCTGTTGGATTACCTGATGAAGATTTAGATCCAGAAAGTTCAGATGTTCCTTGGAGATTCTTTATGCAAGAAAGTATATCAGGATCATACCAAGAAGTTCAAGTACAAGATTTAGTTTTCAACTTTGCAAGTGGATATTTTGATATAAATAATGGAATAATAAAAGCAACAGGTACCCATCCAGTTTATGTTTGGGATTCTGAAATTGAAAAATATCATTTCAAAAATGTTGAAGATGTTCTTATAGGTGATTTAATTGTAACATATGATGAAATAAACGGATTATCAGAAGTAGAAGTTTATGATATTTCTATTGTGGAAGCAGATATTGAAATCGTAACTATTAATGTAGAAAACGCTGACGTTTATTTGGCAAACAAAACAATATCACATAATAAAGGAACAACGGCACAACCATTTGTACCTTCATCTGGTTTGAGAATGTATTTAGACCCATCTAAAGCATATTCCTTCCCATCACAAACATTACCATCAACAGGTACACCTACAACCGATTGGTTAGACCTTTCAGGATATAATACAGGTGTAAGACCTTCTGGTGTTTCTAATAGTGCGGGATATAGTGGAACATCACCTGCATATAACGCCGGTGCTTCGAGAATTGATAAATATTGGACTCTTGATGGTTCAGGTACTTATTGGTTTAAAGACCGTAATTCAAATATCAATGGTGGAATAACACAATTTGATACATCGGCAATCACATTTATTGCATGGGTTAGACAAACAACTGCACAAAATGCAACTTACGGTGGACTTTTTTCTAAAGAAGGTGCAGATAGAGATTACAATTTTTATTTATATAGTAGTGGGGCTAATAACTGGGATGGTTTTCATTTCGCAACAGCAAGAGGAACAGTTTCAAATTCCGTTCAAACATTTACCGCACCAGCATTAAATACATGGCATATGGTAGCAGTAACCGTATCGGCTGCAGCCGGTATTACATACTATTTAAATAGAAGTAGTGTGGGAACAGGAACGGTTTCGGCATTCGCAGCAACAACAAGTTATGACATAAAATTAGGAAGAGCTGATAATTATGCAAAATGCCAATTAGGTCCTGTATTATTCTACAACAGAGTATTATCAACCGCAGAAGTTCAACAAGTATACGATTATTTTCAACCAACATATAGACCATAATTGTTGTTTTGAAATAAAAAATTATATTTATATTGAGAATTGTAAATTTTTAAAATTAACTATATAAAATGGCAGAGAAATTAGTATCACCAGGCGTATTCACAAAAGAAAACGACCTAT